AGTCATCTTTAGCCATGTTTGCACCTCACGTTACAAATGAAAGTCAGCTATTTTTTCTGGCTGCTCTCATCTCACGTTCCTTGCGTCTTTTCTTTCCATACTCTTCTAATTCTTTTGCTCTTTCTTTTTGAAGACGCAGTTCTTCTTCAGTATAATCCGGCTTGCGTGATTCTGCATAGATTCGCTCCAGATAATATTTTCGAGCCAATTCCTTACTCAACATAAAAATATCACCTCAATTTATAAATATACAAATCAGCCTCTTTTTCCACTAACTCTAAATCAGCGCCACTATTTATAACAAACTCTCGCTGCTTTCTATATGCTTCATCAGCTATCAACTCAACGTAACCGCCATTACTTCCCTTGGGAACAATAATTGCCACATTGGGTACCTTTCCTATTACTGCCCCAGGTGCGACCGACGTACTCGTAAATTTGTAGGAAACACCGACTAAGTCTCTAGGATAGAAATCATTTCTGTATACTATTATATCATCTTTCAATCTAAATTTCGATATGGCGGCCTTGATATTGTCTGCGTTTCTCAAAATGATTTCCTTTTCTCTTTCATCTCTTGGGAAATAACGACCTTCCAAAAATTCATTGATTTTGAAAAACAATTTCTTGCCATCATCATCTGTGCCATTATACGTATATTTATTAATCGACCTTATCTCTTCATCTTCCAAGTCTTTTTGCCATATTCTTGCCTCTTTCCTTAAATGCTCAACAGCCTTCGAAGTAGGAATCGGATTATATCCCAATGCCCTTGCCTCCACTTCGGCTACAGTCTGAATGATGTCTTTCCTTCTAAAGCCATTATCGCCTTTTGATTTACGAATCCTTTCACGTTCGACTTTCGATTCGTTTCTCCACCCCTTAGTGTGTGCATTCTGCACGCCTCTTCCGTCCTCCGGAAAATATTCAACAATGCAGCGACAGTTATCATGACGGCGATAGATCTCCTGTTTAACTGGATAATCGTACGTCCCCGCCAGATTTGCACACCACTTGCAGCCGTTGCCAGCATATCTTCTGACGATTTTCGGCTGTAGACCTGCACTGGCGTGGAATTCAACGTTTTTAGCAATTGTGTCATCAACAACGGACTGCGTGAAGTTAGCAATCGGACTGCCCATGACGAACTTGTCATTTTCAAAATCACCTTTGGACAGGCGCTCAATCAATCCATCAACCTTATTCTGATCAATGTCCGGCTTCAGTGCGGCTAGGGTCAAGCCCGCCTTTCTATTTAGAACTTTCTGCACACCAGCCGCCAGTTCAGACACCAGTTTATAATTGGTACCCAGCGTTTTCTGTAACAGCCGTTGAGCAATATTGTAGTACATTGTACCGTTAGGCAATAATTCGTTTGTTACATGTTTTGTCAGGGCATCAGAGAGCATGCAGCCGACCTCATATGCGTACTCGTAAGCGTCAGCATATGTAGCTGACTTGTCTTCAAGCTTCTTCTGCACCTGTTTGACAATCCCGTTAGCAGCATATGACTTTTCAAATTCGTCACAGACCAGTTTCAGCAACTCCGGCAAAACATCATCAGTCATCGCTTACCACCTCTGACTGTGTAGTAATCTGCGGTTTGGTGTTTTCTGCGCCGTGAATGCCAGTTAAATCTCTAATAGTCTCGCCCGTCACAAATCCGGGAATTGCCTGATTGAGTTTGATTACGCCATCGCCAATCAACGTCAGCGTATTAGCATCGGCCTCGAATAACGGTTCCCACTTAACCTCAGTATCAACAAAACGGCTGCGTGCATAATGGAACTGGTCCTGAAGACACACCGCCGTATATGCGCAATTCAACAGGCCACTGCCCAGTGACCGCTGCGCCTTACGTCCAGCCAATCTCAGATTCTCGTGACTGGCCTTTATTGCCTCAACTGAAGAAGGATTATCAGACGCAAAGCCCAAATCATCGAGCGTCAATCCCATTTCTCCGGCAAAACCGGCAGCTGCGGTTTTCAGCTGCTCAGTAAACGGAGCCATGCTTGCGGTCGTGAACTGGCCAACAGTAGGACGGTCGCCATCATCATCCTTGTCAATCCTCAAAAGAGATGAAACCGTTGCTCTCCACGAATCCATCGGTTCGGCATCAGGATCCATGCCAAGAATGTATTTCTGCGGATACGAATAAAATTCGGCCGTGACGTCGGCTCGCTCAAGCGTGCGTTTGGCGTAACGCTGATAATACATACCTGATCTGGTGATTCTTGACCGACCAAACGGTCTGACAGCGTCGGGCCTGTGAATGACCGGAACAAGCAGCGGCATACCAGCGGGATTGGCGATTGAATATGGTGAACCGCCTTTAGGGTAATACCACGTTTCAGTCGACGTGAAATATGCTTCCAGAAGCGGTGCCTCTGTATCAGTATCTCGCTGAAGTACGGCATACCCTTCCGTTAGCAGACCCGTAATCGGGTCAATGATACCCGTGGCATTAGACGCTTCAATGACCTGCAGACGCACAGGATCAGCAGAATCAGAATCAGCAGAGACGTAGACAAAACAGCAGCTGCCAATCAATGCCGATAGAACTGCGCTGTCAAAAAACACATCGGGATTGTTCTGATTAAAAATCTGATTTACTCCAAAATCATCATTTGCAAATTCTCTAAATACCAGTCTGTCTGCCAAAGCGTCAACACCCTTCGCATTCCACCCGAGTACCGCACGATACCGATCACGCACGCTAGGCGGGATAGTCAGTCCGACGGGGGAATCATGATATTTAGATGCATACTGCTTATATCTCATCAGAACCCGTGGCCTGACGGTTGCCAGCTTGCGTTTCAGGTACCCCATACCCTTAAATTCACTCACTTTATCTACTCCTTTCATGTCGCGCGAGAAAAAATGTACAGTGACGGCGGGAAAGCACGGACGGACCGTGGAGGGGGTCTATACCCCCCTGTATCTGGACCAGTCCAGTGACTGCGGAAGATTCCTGTTGCCGATTACTTGAGGCTTCTTTTTAAATCCACTAGCATATAGCTTGTCCGATTTCTGACGGTTGCATTGCCAATGAGCCAGCTGCAGATTGTCCAGACTAGATGGATGACCACCCTTGCTAATCGGTACGATGTGATCAATGACAGGCGACAATGGATCCGGAGCTTTTAGCGTCTTGTCAACAGGCTTGCCGCAAATCCCACAGACGTTTTGTGTCAGTAATATTCTTCTCTTATTCTTCTCAAATGCAGTCCTGTGCTGTCCTTGTCTGTCAGCTCTGACCATGCTGTCACCTCCACTGGTGGTATATAAAAAGGCAAGGGATTAACTTGCACTCCAGGGGGATGCTTACCATCTTGGCATGGTATCCCCAAGGGGGTGTTAATCTCTTGCCTTTTTCGACGTTATCATAATAGCATGTATGCACGGTTACTTTGTATACACTCCAACTACACTCTTACTACACTTCAACTACACTACAACTGCACTCAAACTACACTGATTGACTGAACGCCCTGAATGTAAAGCTTGGTGACATAGCTGCAGCTATAGCTGACATCGTCCGCTATCTCTTCTAGAGACTGTAGGCCGATGAAGTATCGGTCCAAAACCAATGCCTGCTTCTGATTGTCGAGAGCGTCAATGCATCGTGTAATGTCTGTCCTGTCCTGACGTGCATACTTGAGAAGCGTGTTGATTTTATCTTCCAACTCTTCCCTTTGAATAAGCTTGTCTGTCAGCGTTATTTTGACTGATGATTTAGGTTCACTGCTCATGGCTGGGGACTTGAGCACGATAAGATCACTGTCAATCTGTGCCAGCTTGTCTTCCAGCCGCCGAATTTTTTCCATCTTCTTTCGATACTGAAAAAGATATGCTTTATTTGCCTTGAAGATTTCTTCCAAGTAATATCACTCCTTTCTAAACAGCATTGAGTCGAATTGTACCCGTTGACCCAAAAATCGCTTAGCGGTTTTTTAGGGACGTTTTAAGCAACCCGCTCGATCGTAAGCACATCATTGGCGTTGACATAAAAATCGGGGGTTTGAGTATCGTTGTACTCAAACCACATGCTGACAAAACCTTTTTTGATTTTAAAAGACTGCACTACGATCGCTAAAAGGGACTCTTCAAGCTTGCCATTGCGGGGGTAGGAATATCTTCTGTATTTGATTCTGTATTTCATTTTTCTTCCTCCTTAACTTTTCGTTCTGCTTCTTCAGCGGTTTCAGCTTTGACCAATCGATTAGTGATGATGTCATCAATTTCAACGGTCACTATATAATTTTTCATTTCCTCACTCCTCGTCGTCCATCAAACACTCCACTATCGCAACCATAATCCCACTTCCCACGAGTACAAGCACCACAAGTACACCTTGTGGTAGAAAACGTTCACCAACCAGTGCCACCAAAAGGCACATTGACGCTATCCACATTAAAACTTTGCACCAATCCATTTTTCATTTCCCTTTCAATCGTTTGTCATTCTCGTTACCCTCCTTCGTTATCCAATCAGCACTTTGCATAGTATCCACATTGCTACAAACCATAACAACAACAACGCTGTTACCAGACAACCTGCTTTATCCTTAGAATCCATATCTAAACACTCCTATTCTTTTAAGTCAATTTTGTTTAAGTGTTTCATGATGATGTTTAATATTTTTCCGACTTCTTCAAAATCATAGGTTCTTAGACAATCCTCATCTACAGGCTCACAGATTTCCCAGTTGTTCATATGTTCTCTTTCGATAAATATAGTATGGTCCTTATAATAGACTTCCAAACTTTCGAGAAGTCTTTCGTCGAATTTCTTATTGTATTCAAGCTGACCATTGAGGTCCATAGCCTCAACATAAAGACTTACGTATGTTGCTTTTAACTCAGCAATCATATTTTTAAAATTCGTATTCATTCCGCATACCTCTGTTCTTTTTTTAGAATCCATATCCTACCAGTCCCTCCTTAACAATCTTGACCGCATCATCTGCCGATCGCGCGATACCATGGATGATTCCGTACCGGTTTAACATCTTATGGAAAGTGATCTGATCCGGTCTCGGTCTGCCTGTCGCCGTCTTGACTTCAATGTAGAATACTTTTCCGTCACTGATCCGGAACCCGTATAAATCAGGATGACCCTTCGGCAACCCCGTATCGAACCATCGCCCGTCAGCCATTTTGACTTTGCCGACGTTTGCTCTGAACACCCTGCATCCGTTTTCCGACAATGCTATTTGAATTTCGTTCTGAATTTTATGTTCTGGACTCATTAAAAAATATACTCCTTATTGTTCATTTATGCGATTATACACGCTTTTTGCATAAAGGTGACACATAGAAGTGTCACCGCCATTTTTTAACGACACCACCTTAGCCTTACTCTCCCAACAGTTTCAGTGATTGGTGACGCGGTGACACTTATTTTCAACTTTTCTATAGTAGCCCCTTTACTACTACCCCCTATATATATATATATTATTATTATTATTATTATATATAGAGTAGTAGTGTCACCTTAAACGCTCTAGCCTTACAACCACAAGGGATTAAGACGGTGACACTTCTAAAACGGAGATATGTCACCATGTGTCACCGCATATAACCTCGCTTGGTAACTCCGTTAATTTTCTTCCGCCCTTTCCTGAAGCCGAAGCGGTTGATCATAATATTTGAGATACGGTTAGACAGTTTCCTGTCTGATGCCAAATTGACAAGCGATAAGTCAAATTCGATGTCAGCCGAGCTGATGAAATCTTTGCCTTTCCAATTGTTTTCAATCAGATCTTCGATTTCATCTTCAAGCTCGTCCGTGTGCATAAAGTTTCTGCGGTACTCGGCAATCATTTCATCTTGTTCTGCATTGAATGCAAATTTGAAATCAGGCTTTTTGCGATATTCGACCACCGCCTGCCCCCACACCTGCTGCGTGAAGTCGGGCGTCAAATCCTCGACGGGATTCATAGTCTGCTTGTCCTTGTTTACCAGTATCGGCAGAAAACGCCGTTCGCCTGTTTTATCTTTGAGATAATACAAATCGTTTGTTGTCCGCACCAGTAAGAACTTTTTAGCGAATTGCGACACGCTCCGCCCGTATGGCTCGCGATATTCAAACTGTTGCATCGTGACGAACCGTTTCAGCTCTTCAAACGATGCTTTGCGAGTGGCGGTCATTTCGTCATCGTTGACGATCAGCGCCTTTCGCATAACCGAAAAATCATCTTTATCGGTAAACGTGTAAAACTGATCGGTATAATATCCAAGCGGAGCGATATTTTGCCAGAATGATGTTTTGCCTGCGCCTTGCCCGCCGACCAGATCAAGAACGAAATCAAACTTCACGGACGGATCAAAAATCTTAGCGACTCCACCATAAAAAAACATTTTTGTCGAAAGAATCACTTCTTCTCGCCTTTCAGCTCCCAAAAAATCACAAAAGACGGTAGTCAGTCTGTCTTTGCCGTCCCATTTTCCAGCGGCTTCTTCCATGTATATCTTCAGCGGATTGTACCCGTTGTTGTACGCTACCTGTTCGATTGCGGTTCTAATTCGCAACTGGTCAAACAGGACGTGCTGATACTTTGCGCTGCTTTCAATGTAGCAGGCAATTGAATCGACATACCCATCACGCACAAAACCTTTAGCGATATGCAGTTCAGGGCAATCTTTGACAACTTCGACGCATTCGGTGTACTCGTTATAACGAAACATCCCTTTTAGCAAAGAATCCATTTCTAAAATTACTTTGATGTTAAAGATCGAATTTCGCTTGATATGATCTTTTGAATCGACCAAAAAAGGCGACTTGTTGATCTGGAGCCCTTTCAGCTTTTCTGCATCATCGCTTTTGATTAGTTTCAAGAACCTCCCTCCTCTCTGCGTCTTAGCTCTGCCGTGATAATGCTTTGCACGGTTCGTTCAACTTCTGCTTCACTCAAAGAGTGTTCAGTGTTCTCGTTCGCAAGCAAAGCAAGATTGTAGGCTATCTGAGGATCAACGTTACGTCTGAGCAACCCGCCGACAAAAACGGTTAACGCATTGTTGCGCCCTCCGGTTTCGCCGAGTCCCGTGATAATCTGCTCGAAAAGCTCGGTTGTCTGTGTTTTGCCCCCGAAGCTTCCTGTAAAGTTTGCCTGAGGTGCAGCCCGCACTGATTTTTCTTTGATTAAATCAAGCAGCCCCTGGTCAGGTTCTCTCATAGTACCCGTCTTGCTGATCCATTGATATGGCTTATCATCAATGACGGATGGTGCAACTACCACATAGTTGTTGACATGAGCCTTGATATCAACCCCCGGCAAAAAAGCGATGTTTTGTGCAATCTTCGTGCCGGTCGGTTTTTTGAAAAAATATTGAAAACCATTGTGCGCCGTGCGTTGTGCCAGCGTGTCCTTGAACCACTCCGGATGGCCTGCCTTTTTGATTTCCACAACCCCGTCTGCCCCGTCAGCGTGGCGGTCGATGTCAACCACGAAGAATTTATCAGTCTTAAGTGCAATGTTGGCATAAGGGTGTTTGTTCCAGAAATTCCGTATTTCATCCGGTGTCATAGCCGGCAACCCGGCGAACTTTTTGAGCGGCTTCTTGCCGACTGTCGGGATTACATAAAAACCACGCTCTGCATAACTCACGGCGTAATTAACTAGATTTTCCATTATCTCACCTCACATAACGGGCATCCCACCCGTCCGGCAGTATATGCTTACTGGCCTTCGTTTTTGCTAGAATGGCAGATCACTATCGTCAATGTTGTCTGCGGCATTAGCAAACGGATCTTGCGGTGCTTCCGCTTGTTCTACCTTGATGTCTGACTCCGCAAAGTCGTAATTGCGGTACGGGCTTGACGGGTCTTTTTTGTTCGGGGATTCCGTGATCTTCATTTGCATAACCTGTCCTTCGTGCCCTGCATTGAATTTGGCAACCACTCGCTCGTAAATGCCCGTTTCATCCCCCGCCAAATCATCAGGCGTCAACTGTAATTCGCTCAGTGCTGCGATTTTGAAAAGCAGCTTGATGTTTTTTGATACAACGAAGTCCGGCATCGGTGATCCGTCTTTCTTCTTGTCAGCAAGGTTGACATGCACAAATTCCTTGCGCCCTGCGTCAGCACCGGCAATTACCTGGAAACTGAAGTTAATGCACTCATACCCGCTCGGAAATGCCGCATGGTTAACCTTGTCAAGCATGACCTCATACGTTCCCGGCTTGAGGTTGTCAAACCCGTCATTAGCACTGTCTTTTTTTGCGTTCCAACCACTCTTCATAATTCCGTTAGCTACGTCTTGTAAACTCATATTTTTTTCCTCCTAGTTATTTATCCTGGAACATACCCTCAACTGAATTTAACAGTTTCCGGACACGCTCATTTTTAATGTCTTCTGCTTTATAAACCTGGCGGTAATCCGTCACTGAACGTCTGTAGACGTTCTTCCCAAACTTCTCCGTATGAATGACTAGATCACAATTCCCGTTCACGACGTTATAGTACTTGGCTTTAAGGCTAGGTACTTTTGACTGTGCTCCAGTCTTTTCGTCAACAAGCGCCAGTTCGCGACTGATGTAGATGACATCTTGGTCCAATGCCTTCAAATCCATCACGAACTGTTGCAGGACTGCATTGAATGCCGTGTATCCTCGTGCGTATCCGATATCTCCAAGCGACTGAACGTGGTTCTTCAAGCAGATTGCCTGCTCGATCATGACGCAAATATCGTCGATTACGTCAACGATCACCGTCTGGAATGTACAGTTTGGTTGCTGAAGTGCCGTTACGATTTCGTCTAACTGCTGAATGCAGCTTGATTTTAAGTTTCCTCGTTCATCACGAACATTTCTGATTTGAATGCTCGGGGCAGTGCCCTGCTCCGAATTTCCGTCAGTGTTGAGCACCAACGGGTGTGGGAAGAAGCTTGTAAAATAGCTTTTCCCACTCATCGTTGCACCGTAAACAAAAAAGTTGTGCGGCTCTTTTTTTGGTTGACATGGTTTGTCTTCAGGTAAAATACCCATAAAAATTCCTCCTCATTATCTTCTCGGCAAGCCCGGCAAATTATGATCTTTTGCCCAATGGTATGCCCAACCCCTTTTCCAACCTTTGAGTATTGCATATTGCAAACACTCTTGATAAGTTTGCAAATCCCATGAGAGTTTGTCTCCTAGGTTGTTTCTTATTTGCTGCTTCATATACTTCTCAGCGAATTTCCTCCTTTTCTGCTCGGCAGTGTCAATTTCTTCAATCTCGCCCTCGGCAACGTGTAGCTTTCGCTTTGGTGCCGGAATAACCGGATTATATCTGCAAAACGGGTCAAGACACGTGTTGTCGTTCTCCCGGATGACTTTTGTGTTCCATACCGCCATGCATTCAGGGCACTGACAAACGGTCAGACCGTCAACGTTTTTCTGCCGTCTTGCTTTGGTGTGCATCATATCTGCCCAGTCCCGTTCTTCTGACGGCAAACCGTGACGTTCCCAGTTGCCGACCATATCGATGATGGTTGCGGTTTTTCCTTGTCGGGGATTCAGACACCGCATCGCAAATTGCAGAAACAGTGCCAGCGACTGGGTAGGCCTTGCCATAATTACACAATCAACGTTCGGCAAGTCGATGCCTTCGGTAAAAAGGTTGACGTTCGTCAGAATTTTGACCTTGCCGTCTCGAAAATCATCGACTATCCGGTCTCTGACATCCGGCGGCGTATCGCCGTCGATTTCTTCGGCTGATATTCCCGCATCCTTGAACGCTTGCGCACATAGTTTGGCCGTCTGTACGCTGAACCAGTAAACCACCGCTTGCTGGCCGTCAACTCGTTTGCGGTATTCACTTACAACGGATTGATAAATGCCTTTTTCAATAGCATCCGTCATCGATCCGACTGTAAAATCACCTGTTGACGATTTTTTGAGCTTGTCATCATCAATTTTTTTACGGGCAAAATAACGGAAGGGTGCGAGAAACCCTGTATCCATCAGTTCTTGGATTTGTTTGCCTTCTACGATGTCAGTTGCAATCTGATCGAGCTGCAGTCGTCCCATTCTGACGGGGGTTGCCGTAAACAGCAGCTTAACCGCATTCGGGAATGCGTCGAGAACTTTCATGTAGGTTTTTGCCAAAGCATGATGCGCTTCATCAACAAGGATCACGTCCGGTTTGGCTAGCTTGCCGATGTTTCTTGTAAAGGTCTGGACCATGCCGATTTGGCAGAATTCCGGCTTTACGTTCTGTTCGGCAAAGGTTCGCTTGACCTGATCTACAATCTCTTTACGGTGGACGATGAACAGAATCCTGTTCCCCTTGGCAGTTGTCCGCCTTGCAATTTCTGCCATGACAACTGTTTTACCGGTTCTTGGCGGAGATTGAACAACAATGCATTTGTTGCCTTTTCTCAAAGAGCGGTAGACGTTATCTAAGCACTCCTTCTGATAGTCTCTTAGTTCAAATGTCACTTAATCACGGTCTTCCGGTTCGTCTTAAGGTGAGCCCCTTTCACTTCTTTGCCGGTTTTGAGCGCCTTGTAAATTGCCATTTTGCTTAGTGTAACGGTCGTCTTCGTGACCATGAACTGGTCCGGAATTGCTGACGCGTTATCGACAACCACGCTCTCCTTGTAATTGCGTGGCTTTAGTACGTGATTCTCGGTCTGCAACTCCTTCAGACCTGCATCATCCATAGCAGATGTCATGTAAGCTTGAAGGCGGTTCACCGCATTCTCAGCGGATTTCTTCGCCAATTGCAATTCTTTGATTTTCTTGGCATAAAAGTCGCCTTTTGCGGTGTTGCGCTCAATCAAGAATGCGATGTGGTCAAGCGTGGTGTCTCTTGCTTCACCAATCGCTTCAAGCGTATCTTTCAACGCTTTTTCAGAGACGTCAGCGCCATCATCAAAAAGTGCTTCGACTTTTCTGTAATTGTCATTTAAGTCAAAAAGATTCATTTTTATTTCCTCCTGTTTTTGTGCTATAATAAACACGTTTTAAGTTTTAAAATTTCGGGCCGTTCCTTCTTTCAAGGGACGGTTTTTTTAGTATCCTAACTCGTCCAGTTCTTCCAATGTGTCCCACAATTCTTGTCTTACTTGGCTCCATTTCCGCCAGTCTTTAACTACCAGCTCGTCCAAGGCCCAAAGCAAACTATGCGGTTTCTTGGCTTGCTTCATGAAGGCTTTTACAATTTCCTCCGGATCATCTGACGGTTCGACAAGACGGGGATTACCGGTCTTAGGGTCTACCATCAAGCAGAATTCCTTCTTGTATTCCATCTCACTCACCTCCTTTCTCATCTTCACACCCCCACAAACACCCAATAGCCCCTATCATCAGCCCTACTACCACGTGCCCGTAGACGGCTCCAACGATAATGCCCAGGATGCACAGCAGCAACGGGCAAGTGCTATTTGCTAACACGTTCATTTTTTGTTCCTCCTTTTCTTCCTTACGTTTTCGATTTCTTTGATTTTCCCAAGTACCCTCTTAAGCATTTCGTCTCCGTACGTCTTCTTTGTGATGTCTATCAGCTTTTTGGCATCTTCACCACGGGCTTGTGTCTCCAAAGTACAAAACGCTGCAATGTAAGCTAGCAGCTCTTTTTCTGCATCAGGATCATTGACATGTGAAGTTACAGCGGCAACGAGCCATGCACTATTTTCTGTTTCCCATTTCGTGTTACTAGCCATGGCAAGCAACAAACCCATGGTACTGGCAGGCACCATGACGGCCTTTTCTTTTCCTATTTCCACGTTTTTCATCTCCTTATCTTGGCAACTTCGCCCGCCAGTCAATCCGCTGGCGGTTTTCTTCCATCCATTCCTTTGCCGGCTTGGCAAAGATTATGTTTTGCTGACCACGGGCGTTGGCACGGATCAGCCAGCCATCAGGCCCGGTAATCTCGTTGCTGAATTTCGAGAAGATATAGAGCGCTACCCACGCTCGGCTTTTGTTTCCACAACACTTTTTGCGGAATTCGTCGAGCGACCATGTAATGCCCAACAAATCTTGATTAAGCAGATCATCAATTCTGCTGTTAACCAAGTTTTCGACATATTCTTGGTCAACCGTTATTTTTATTGGCGACATACTAAATCCTCCTATTCTTTAAAAATATCTAAACTGACATCCAACGCATCTGCTATTTTGCACATTAATTCAAAACTAGGCTTTTTTATCTTCCCGTTCCGCAACTGATACACTGTCCTGTTGTTTTTAGACAACCCCATCTTCAATGACAGCTGATTAATACTCATGTCCTTTTCCGACAATATCTTTTGTATCTTATCCCACAACATATTGTGTTCATCCTCCATTTAACTGTCTATATATTGACAATAGGTATTATTTTTGATATATTCTCTTTAGCAAATAAGCAGCCTCCTAAAATTGTTTATTTACTATTTTTCGAAAGAAGGTCCCTTATGAACAGTCTTGTATCAACTCTAATAACAGCTCTCGTAGGTTTTTTAAGTGCTATTGTTGGTGGGTTTTATGCTACTAAAACCGAAAAACAAGTAACCGCTAGAATAACATTTGAAAATGCTTATCACGAAATATTTGAACTAATCGAAAATAAATTTTACGATAAGTCGCTTTCCGACTACGAAATTAAAAGGCTAGGTAGAGAAATATACTCTATCTTGCAAAAGTCAAATGGATACTATTATCCATCTTTAAAAATCTACGCATTGTGGATGTTTAGTGGCAATTACGATGGTAACTTACAAGAATTGTGGTTTGCTTTTTCTTCAACTTTCGATAAACAGTATGAGCAAGTAACGTCACTAATTGGCATTCCAAAAAGAAGCAGATATTATCGAATAAACACTAAACAATATTCAAGTTTTTCTCATCTGATTAAGATATACTTTTTTTCTAAAAACGGCGCTATTGAGTTACTTATTATACTTATAGGCCTTTTAATATCATTAAATTATTTCATTAATTAGAATTACTATCAGTACCGTAATTGTTGAGAATACAAAATCCGGTCTCCCCTTGTATTCACTTACTTTAAAATTGGCGTAAGCTAGTAGAATCCATAATAATAACGTTACATAAAGCTTGCTATCCATAGCAGATACCTCACCTATAAATAGGTTTTATAATCACTTTTACAAATTTTGCGGTCATCTCTAACACCGCTTTATTTCGGTCGTCGCTAATTACAGTGACGGCTTTTTTCGTTTTCGATAAATTCATTTAAGCCACCCTTGTCTTTTCTTATTTTTTTCACTCATTTAATCATCCCCTTCCTGATTGCACTCAGCCCGTCTTCCGAATAAAGCCATTGCGCCACTTCTTTGTCACTGTATCGTGATTTTGAATTGGCCCATCTGCCGAATCTGTTTTGACCAGGCTGTTCGGCCTTTATGCCGAGCTGATTTGCAATCTTGCCTACTTTTTGCGCAGAGATTCCCAATTTCTCGCCTACTTCCGTAGCAGAGTATTCCTTGCGTTTCATGACGGGGATAGTCATTTCACCTGTCAGTTCCTTAGCTGCCAAAGCGAGCATTGATTGCGCTGAAGATTGAGATTCAGTAGCCATTGCAATCTTGTAAAGCAAATTTGCTTTACGCGTTTTTGCATTTTCTTCCATAATCGTTAATCGTTTGTTGGCAACCAGTGTTTTGTTGTCTGTCTTGACCGCTTGGCGCATGTTGAAATAGTTGTCAACCAGATCATCGTAAATATCCCATGCGGTATCGTCTTCAAGGATTTTAAGCAACTTTGCATAGCCGCGTTCAGATAACAGATAGATATGCTTAGATGCGTTAATCTGTCCTTGATTAAATCCGAGGTCACTCAGTGTGACCGCAAAATTTTCAACTTTCAAATCCAAGATATCTATTCCATTTTTAAATCTGTTAATTTGTCTTTCTATCGCTTGATTAATTGCTTTAACTGGTCTGTCATGAATCGCTGCGATGTCCTTAACCAACATTGCTTTCTTATCTTCACCGAAACCACCCTCGATTCCGGTAAATTCAAAAGCGCCAACTCTTTCTTTACCTAAAACTTTCAGTTCGTTCATTTTCTGATGCCTCCCTTAGCTAAGCTTAAAGTCAGAGATGATCTTTAAAATCACTCTGTTTGCTTGCGGATTTCTCTTGCGGCCCGCTAAATAATCTGACAAATCTTGCTTAGACATCCCGTACATCGTTGCTAACGATGCAATCGATATGTCATTTGCGTCAAGATATGCTTTGATTTTTTGCCTTCCATTTAAGGTCTCTGGCATAACAGCCACCTCCTTAGTCTGTCTCATCAGTGCATGGTGACCGACCCATGCAGACGGGGCATTAACCCCGTTTCGACAACTATCAGGGCAGTTCTCGTCATGGCAGGAAGGTCTCCCCCCGCTCGGATATGATCCTTGACAGGTGGCACTCTTGGCTCCGGCGGTGCCTGCCGTTAAATTTTCAAAGAACAAACAAACCCAAGCTGATTACTAGGCGTGTTATTTGTAATCGTCGGTGTCTAGTACCGACGAAGCTAGTTAGCGGCCCCGCCCTAGGCCTCATTTAACCGGAAATACGTTCCCGAACTTGGATAAGCAAAATTGTAAGTAGAAATGATAGAAAAATCGTATAAAATAGTTGACTATTTTATACATATATTCTACAATTAGAGCGTAGTTAATAAGCATCGAAAAAAGAATTAACCGGCCAAGGAACAAGCCTTTTTTCTTTGCTTTTGTCTATCAACTTAACTTACAAAATTTATTATACGCATATTTTCTACAGTGTCAACAAAAAACATAGAAAATTTGCATATATTTTTTGTGAGTGCCCGGAAAGGACGACTTACTCATGAATCTTTACGAAAGAATAAAAGCCCTAGCTGACGCGCAAAAGATTTCAATTAGACGGTTGGAAGAAAATATTGGCTTCGGTAATGGAACTATAAATAGATGGAGAAAAACTACCCCTGGCGTAGATAAATTGTCTAAAGTGGCTGATTATTTCCACGTTAGTATCGATTACTTAATGGACAGGACGGATGATAACAACTCCGGCAAAACCGATATGACCATCGAAGAAGCGCTCGATTCTGTTATGAGTTACGACGGAAAACCTATCACGGATAACGATCGTGAAGTGCTGCGCGGCATAATTGAGGGATATCTTAATACCAAAAAGGGGTGATGCGTCCTGAAACGCTTGGAAATAGAAAAGAAATACGGTGTTACAGTGGCCTACAGTGACTGCCTGGATGGAAAAGGCTACTACATACCAGTCTGCAGAATGATAGTAGTCAACAGCCAGCTATCCGAGCAGGAACAGTTTGAAGTGATACTGCATGAACTTGGTCATGCTCGCCAGGCTGACTACTCCGGACTGTATAACTGTACTAAGACGGCGCATTCGAAAATGGAAGCCGAAGCAGTAAGTTTTATGCTCAGGGAAGAAGTCAAGGAGTATCTTTCGGAAAACTCATTGGAGAGTTCCAGTGTCAATCCGGTTGTTTTCCTCGAAAACCGGCATCTGTCTCTGAGATACGCCCCGGTCGTCGAGAAAATCTTGTCACAGATTTAAAGTGTCTGACCAACAGAGTCGATGTCATTAAAAGCTATCTCAATACTTATGTAAAAAGGAGGACATGCTATGTCCAAGAAGATTAAAGATGAAAACGGCAACGTGTACGTGCAAAAAAAGCCGTTTTACAAAAAGGTTTGGTTCTGGCTGTTGGTGGTTATTGTTGTCATCTGTGCTGGTGGTGCTTTAGGCGGCGGTGACGGTTCTAAATCGTCTGACTCGTCTTCAGCTGCTTCTTCCAAAAAATCAAACGATGCCGACAAAACGATTTCCGAGAACGCTGAATTCAGAAAGAAGTTTGACGCTATCAAGGTCGGCGACCTGATGAACCATGGCGATGGCGGCGACGCTCTTGCAGACGTTGAAAAGTCACTGGGTAAGCCGTCCACGACGTCCACTACCAATGATCAGGGCGTCAAGGTCAAGGATTATATTTGGACCAAGGGCAGTGTCAGCATCAATGTTCAGTTCAACGACGACAAGGTTGTTTCAAAAGACATTGACGGTTTTAAATTTGCACGCAAGACAAAGATGAATCTGGACGGCTTCAACGGCATTGCAGACGGCGCCACCTATAGTGATATCGTCGCAAAATTCGGCGAACCGGACGGCCTGGATGAAATGTTGGTCAGTGGCGAAAAGACTGTGACTGCTATCTGGTTAACCGGGACAAAAGGTGGTACTGTTACACTGCAGTTTACCAACGACGCTTTGACAAGCAAAACACAATCCGGATTAAAGAATTAAAGCATACGAAAAAAACCGCATCCCCCCTAACGCCAATCAGTCGGGATACGGCTTCTGAAATACGCCACCAAATGGTGTGCTATTTGTATACTCTATTTTATCATTTAAAAGGAGGAAATACCATGGCTAGTTACAAAAAAACAAAAACTGGTTGGTCAGTACGTGTCTCCAGACGCGAAAACGGAAAACTGAAGCAAGTTTACAAAGCGGGATTTGCGACAAAAAACGAAGCCAAAGCTTTTGCCCAAGAAATTGAATCTGAGAATTCAATCGAGAAAAAAGGAAAACTGTTCGCAGACTATTTTACTGAATGGCATGAGACGTATAAAATCGGCAAAGTTGCCCCTAGCACTTATCGTAAATATCTGCATGTTGATAAAATTCTGCATGACCACTTCCCTGATACCGAGCTGGCTGACATGAACCGTCAAAAATACCAACGGTTTTTAAACGATTTTGGAGCTGACCATAGCAAAGAGATGATGTCGGAAATAAGCATTTATGTACGGGGATGCGTTAAATCTGCATTGTACGACGAATTGATAAAGAAAGATTTCACCATTGGTGCAGAACTAGCATATGATCGCACCAAAACAAGACAGATAGAATATCTTAATTTCAACGAAATCCAAACACTGATTCAGACAGCAACCGAAAATTTGGACCCACGCTATACCAGCTTGTACATGATTATAACTGCCATTTATACCGGGGCAAGATTAGGTGAAATAGCAGGACTAACGTGGAAGGACATCGATTTCATGCATCAAACCATCAGCATTAACAAATCCTATAGCTATGTGCAGCGCGAACTTAAAGAAACGAAAAGCAAGGCATCTAACCGCGTTATAGCAGTTAATTCAGGCTTATTGACAATCCTTAAGCAACTTAGATCTAACGGAAACATTATGGTATTTGCAAATCAACGTGGAGAAATCCCTACTAGCAATGCCGTAAACAAAGCGTTGCGCAAATTGATGTCTAAATCGGGCTTAAACAAAGCAGGATATCATTTTCACAGTTTACGCCACTCACACGTTGCTTATCTGCTTTATCAGGGAGTGGATCTATATGCCATCAGCAAAAGGCTCGGACACAGTGATCTGACCATCACTATGAAGAAATATGCATATCTTATACAAGAATATGAAGCTGAGCAAAACAAAACGATTGCAACAAAATTGCAACAACTTCAAGATTTTTAGCTCTTTTTAGTTACAACTACAAAGAAAAAAGCCCGTCAAACGGGCTTTTAACACATTTAAAAATTACTTATAATACCGGTGATCGGGGTCGAACCGATACGTCCTCAACGGACACTGGATTTTGAGTCCAGCGCGTCTGCCAATTCCGCCACACCGGCATAACAACAAAATATATTTTACCAAGTCTAGCCGCATTTGTCAAGCGACCGAAGGCGGTAACCGGAATCGAACCGGTGATGAAGGTTTTGCAGACCTCTGCCTTACCGCTTGGCTATACCGCCATTCTTTTTTCACGAGATATAAAATATCTCAATTGGGGTAACTGGATTCGAACCAGTGCATGACGGTACCAAAAACCGTTGCCTTACCGCTTGGCTATACCCCAATGGTGGTGGAAGGGAGTGGATTCGAACCACCGAACCCGAAGGAGCGGATTTACAGTCCGCC